AGGTTCTGGACGGCAGTATTGCCAGCGATGCCCGCGTAGCTCACGGTCACGCCGCCGAGGGTGCAGGAGCACGTCACGGCGCCTCCTGTGAGTTCCTTGATGTAAACCTGCTGCGGGATGGCGGTGAGCCACTTTTTAAGGCCCGTGAATGTTATGCTTGACGCATATACGTTAATTCTCAAAAACTCCTGCGTGTTTGCATCCCCGATGGTTTCCGTCACTGGAGGGATCACGTCTAGCACGGTGGGGGTTGCGCCACTGTTGTCCTGGAGGATCTGCCATCCCCTGGTGGAGAGCGCGTCCCTGATTGTGTTATGCGTGGATGCGATGCTGGCACCAAGCGGGATTAGGTATGACTCGAATCCGATGAACTGAGACATTTAGGCCTCCTCCTTCATGCTCTTTACGGTGATGGTGGTCCCAGCCGCTCCTTCCCACAGCCAGTAGGTCGTGGCGAGGTCTGTCGGCTGGCCAATGGCCCAAGGACGCATCGGGTCGATAGACAGGGCATCGGCGGTCGTGACAACCTCTGCGATGAGGCCGTTGCCCGTGGCCGGGATCCCACCAGCGAGGCGCCCAGCATCCGCTGTCCGGCTGGCCGCGTCCTTGTAGAAGCGGATTCGACCAGCGGCCGTCGTGATGATGCCCGTGATGAGGAACTTCTTGCCAAGCAGGATGGTCCCGTTCGACGGCGTGGTGAAGATGGTGTCGACGTGCGCGTTGGGCAATACTTCGATGGTGTGTGTGAGGTAGGCGATGAAGTCCCCAGCCTTGAGCTGGCACTCGAGGATGCAGGGGATCCCCTCCTCGCCGACGCCGAACTGGATCGTCCTGGAGGTATGGTCGGTGGTGATGTAGCCGTTTGTGATGCTCCAGATGTAGGCGTAGCCCGAAGGGGCAGAAGCCTCGAAGGGGCCGTCTCCAGCCTGGGCGATGGTGACGGGCGCCACGATGCCAGAAGATACAGGCATGCCGACGACGACCGACTTGTGGGCGACAGCGGTGTCGACACCCCCCTCGGTGAGGTAGAGGGAGAGCTCCACGCTGGTCCCGGTCCCGGCCTGGACAGTGATCGAGCTCGTCCCGTCTCCAGACACGATGGACCCACCAGAGACCGTCCAGTGGTAGGCAGTGGCATCTGGGCGGGGGTAGAGCAGGCTGGCCACGAAGTTCTCCCCCTCTGCGACGACCGTGGGCCCGGCGATCTGCGGGGCGGGGTGCGGCGAGGTGAGCATGCCGACGAGGCGGGTGCCCGCGGCCTTGCGCGAGTTCACGATGTCCCGGAAGCGGCCAAGGTCGGCCTCGCTCACGTCGGCTGGCACCTGGACGATGAAACAGCACCACAGGTCTCCCGCGGTCCCGGCGTTGTTGAACCGGAGTCCGGTGTTCATCCGGTGCCCAGTATTGAACCGAAGGATAGTCAGGACCGATCCCGCGTCGAACACGTTGGTCCCAGAGGTGCTCATGGCGACGTCGATGGCCGCGGCGAGCCCGGCGTTCGTCGTGATTGGCCTGGACAGGTCAGAGACGATCCGGCGTGCGTAGACTGGATCTGCCTCGCCATTCCCCCTCGCCACGCTCAGGGAACGGCCCCAGACGTCGAGGAAGAAGGCTTCGGCGGCGTTGGATACCCCAGCGGGCGCGAAGAGCCAGGAAGAGGCATTGTCGACGTCCCAGACGTTGGGCGTGGAGTCGATGCGCTGGAGCTTGGCTGAAAGCCAGAGCTGGTTCTCCGCGTTGGCGGCCTGGAGATCCTGGTCGTTCACCCCGGAAAGGGGCCCAGCTAGGGCTCCGGCCTCGATCCTGACTCGCGTTCGATGCCACCCACTGTCGGCGGGTGGAGGGGGGACGAGCCGCTGGATCCGCTCGAACAGCGTGTCGAATCGAGTCATCTCACGCGCCCTCCGCGTTGTCGAGTGTGCCAGAAGTCCTTATGTCTGTGACCAACCAATCCTCTTATCATTCACGGCGGCAATAGTTCAGACGGTTCCCGCAAGTGCAAAGGGGGCGGGCGCTACGCCGACGACGCCCTGTGGAAAATGGTCCCCTACTTGGTGAGGATGAACCCGTGCCCGTAACCTTCGACACCTATCTGGTGCGCCCGCTCTTGACGGGCGGGTCTGGTCAGATCCAGACGGCGGTGACGGTGAGCGGCGACGTGCTCGAGCGCGTGGTCGTGAAGATCGGCGGGGCGCCTGCGGCGAGTGTCGACGATCCCCTCCTCGTGTCGGTCGAGATCGACCTCGGAGATAACCCTGGCGATGGGAGCCTGCGCTACGCGACCTTCCACAAGGCACTGGCAGACACGGATGTCGTGGCCTCGTGGTTCGCCAAGCTCACGACGGGTGGATGGGTTGCCGGGCCCATTGTCGACACCATCGACCTCACGGCGAAATACTCCTCGAACTTCCCCTGGCTCAAGACCCAGATCATCGACCTCCTTCAACAGATCCAGGAAGAGCGGCCTCCTGCTTTCCGGCAGAACCGAGCCATGACCATCCGCGGGGCGTTTCCTCGAGATAGTTTCGGCCTTCCTGCGATGTCTGTTCAGCTCACGACGACCCCGTCCGGGGCCCGGCTCATCGGCGACACCGATCGAGTGGGCACCCTGACTGGACAGCCGAAGCACTGGGCCCGCGGTTTCAACGCGACTGTCGACATCATCGCGTGGACTGACCAACCCGAAGAGCGCGACGTGATAGCTGAGTGGCTAGGGGGGGCCCTCATGGTCCTCGTCGAGACGCTCCCATTCTTCGGTGCCGCGGAGCCCACCTTCACGATCAACGAGTCAGAAGATTTTGAGTCCCTGAAAACCCCAGCATTCCTCGTCACAGGCACGCTCAACTTCAGCGTGTGGTCTGACCTCACTTCCCCGGTGCCCACCTCTTATGGGCATCTCCAGCTCGTCCAGGAGGCCCCATGAGCAACAAGGGCGTGAACTTCGCAGGCGCCAACATCCTCAAGCCCGGCGTCTACACCCAGATCGACGCGACCGCGATGGTCCCCGCACGCTCCGGGGCCCGCGGCGTCGTCGGCTACATCGGCCCGGCCGACTCCGGCCTGACCGGGAAGGTCTACGAGTTCGCCAGCTACGACGAGGCGATCAAGGTGCTCAAGGGAGGCCCCGTCCTGAGCTACCTTGCCCGCATCTTCCGGCCCAGCCCAGACCTCCCTGGAGCCTCCCTGGTCCGGTTCGTTCGAGGTGGCTCCGCCGCGAGCTCGGTCTACGCTGTCAACGGAAGCCTCTCCCTGGCGTCTGTCGACGCTGGCCGGAGCTCGAACGGCATCCTCTTCAGCCTCGCCATCGTTGCCGACACGGTCCTCAAGGTCCGCGACAACCTCGGCGTCGACACGTTCTTCAACATCAAGACGGCGACCATCGAGCGGCCCCTTGAGAACTACAAGCGGGCCCAGGCCGTCAAGCACGGCTTGAGCGTGACGTGCTCTGTGGCGGCCACCCTGCCTGCCCGGAACACCATCGTCCGCGACGTGGACGGCGCCATCGGCAACTTCCACCTCTACGAGAACAGCGTCTGGGTCTCCACCCTGCCATTCAACGCTTCGACCAGCATGAAGGACGTGGCGACCTGGATCAACAGCCGCTCCGCCTGGAAGGCCACCGTCGTCGGCGACTACGACATGCCCGCTGGGTGCCTCCAGGTTCCCGTAGGCACGGGCAACTTCGGCGACGCGGGCTACCAGACTCCCGGCTCTCCCGCGACCTCCACGACCCACTTCGAGCCCGCGGCTGGTGCTGGTGCCCTGGCCTACATGCTGAACCGCTACGACGCCATGGTGACGGCCACCGTCTCCAGCTACACGGGCACCCTGCCTGCCTCGGCTGTCGTGCAACAGCCCTTCACGGGCGGCTCCGGATCCGGCCTGGACGTCATGAGCTCGCAGAACGTCACCGACGCCCTCGCGCTCCTGTCGACAGTCCAGGTCCAGCACCTCTTCCTCCAGAGCCACGACCTGACCCTCCAACAGCTCGTCTATGCCCACGTCCAGACGATGTGGGGCGTCAACGCGAAGAAGTATCGGATCTTCTACGCTGGCTTCCACGCCTACCCCGCAACCCTGTCCGCGGGCGTCTACACCGCCGTCTCCGCCTCCGACAACCTGGGCACCCCCATCGCCACGGGTGAGAACTGGTGCGACAAGGCGGCCGACGCTGCCCGCGACCTCGACGGCCCGGTCGTGCTCTGCGCCAACGGCACCGTCTCTGCAAACCCTGTCACGGGGATCGGCGAACAGCTCTCCGGCCTGGGCTTCGCCGCTCAGGTTTGCGGCCTCGCCGCTGGCAACTCCTCGGTCGAGCCCCTGACCAACAAGGCCATCACCTCACAGGGCCTCGAATACTCCACCATCGTCGACAGCGACATCAACAAGCTCCTCGACGGCGGCGTCACTGCGGCCTACTACGACCAGACTCTCCGCCGCACGGTCATCGTGCAGGCCTTGACCACGTATCAGGGCGGGGCGAACGTGGCCTACCGCAAGCTCCAGGGCCTCCGGGTCCAGATGGAAGTTCATATGGGCTTCCAGGAAGTCCTCGCACCCTACGTGGGCTACCCTCTCGACCTCACGACGGGCATGTTGATCCAGCAGGATTGCGCCAAGTTCCTCGACCAGAGCATCCGCTCTGGCGCGAACCCCGACGGCTTCCTGACCCCTGGCATCGTGAACGGCCAGTCCATCCCGGCCTGGACCAACCTCCGTGTCTCGGGGGACGGCCTCGACACGTGGGCCATCTCCGCCGAGCTCCATCCCGTCGGTGAGAGCGCCTACATCCTTGTGAGCGCCAAGCTGACCCCTGTGCCCATCCAGCTCTAAGAGGAGACCTACATGGCGACCCCGCAAGCAAGCAAGGTTCTTTCCGCCCATATGGCGAAAATCCTCATCAACGGGAAGGAGGTGGGCTGGCTCCAGAACATCACCTACTCGATCAACTTCGGCGTTCAGGGGGCCTTCGCCATCGGTTCCGTCGAGACGCTCGAGCACCAGCAGACCCGCTACGAGGTGTCTGGCGAGGCATCCCAGTATTTCCTACGGGACAAGATCGTCAACCCTCAGAGCGGCGACCCCATGGGCGCCCGCACGGTCCTCGAGGTGCTCCAGTCCGGCACCTTCGACCTGGACATCCTCGACGACGTCTCCAAGAAGCCGATCCGGCGCATCGAGGAGTGCACGATGGCGTCGGAGAACTCCGGCGTCTCGGCTGGCCAGCTCGTGGTCCGTCGGTTCGGTTTCCAGGCCCTGCGGACTCGGTAAGGCGCTAAACTGTCGACCTGTCGACAAGGAGCGCCATGACATCCAAACAGAGCTCGAAAGAACTACTCGCCTCGGTCACTGGTCTAGCACCAGAGATCGGGGCGAGCTTCGGTGGGCAGGACGACATCTTCGACCAGCCCCTGTTCCGCTTCGAGGTGAAGTCCACCTCCAAGCTCCCCGGCGCCCAGGCCATGAATGGCACGGTCGTCATGCGCTACCCCAACTTCGGGGACGACCTGAAGATCGAGCGCATGCAACGCATCCTCGGCGGGGGGAATCTCAACCTCATGTTCGCCACGATGGCCGTCTGCATCGAGCAGGCCCCGGCCGCGTGGTATGAGCTCGTGGAAGGCAACAAAGAGCCCTCGCTCAATATCGAGCGGCTGAAGGACCGCGAGGCCCTCGCGGACCTCTACATCGCATTCTCTGACTGGCAACGCTCTTTTCGTTGACGCGGTTTTAGCCGCTATCCATGAGGAACCAGATGTCCGCGCCAAGATCCTTTGGGCAGGTTCACGGGCACTCGGGCTCCACCCATGGCATCCAGACGCTCTTGGCCGAAACTGGCTCCAAATGAACTGGGCGATCCTCATGGCGAACCCATCACGAAGAGCAGACAGAGCCTCAGTAAAACAGCAGGAAACAGACCAAGCCGCGTTAGAGTTTATTGCATGGCACGACAAGCATGTGACCACGTGAGACCACCATGTATGGACGCTCCTTCAACAGCCTTCTAAGTGGCCGCCGACTCGGGACAGAGCTCAGGTGGAGGAAGGCGCATCGGTGCCCATGCACAGATGGCGAAGGGGCGTCAGACCCGGACTGTGGCGTCTGCAAAGGGAACAGCATCTACTTCGACGCCTGGAGCCTTCCGTTCCGTGTCGGCGTCCTCGGGCAGGACTCGAAGGCCCTCCTGAACTTGATGAAGCAGATGGGTGGCATCCCAGTCGGAGACGCCGTCCTGGTCGTCCCATCAAACGCGCTGTGCTACCTAACGATGGGCGAGAAGGACCAGTTCCAGATCACCGCTGAGACCGACTCTGTCGAGTGGACCCTCACGCCGGGCACGCGCATCAAGCTCCCAGAGAACGCTGTCCCAGTGGGCGCCGTCGTGCGCTCGTTCGATGGCCAGTCGACAGTCCCCGCGACCTTCCCCGCGGTGGGCGCCGACGGCAAGATCGCCGTCACGGTCCCCACGACACTCTCGTTCAAGGTGTCAAGGCTCTACGAGCTCCTCCAGGATCTAAGCAAGGTTCGCCACTTCGGCGACAACATGCCGAAGAAGGTGAGCCTCAAGCGGCTCGACCTGACGTTGAGGTAATCCATGGCGGCCATCGAACAGCGCATCGACCTCCAGAGCCCCATCGACAGGCTCCTTGCCCGCATCGCTGACTCATTCAAAGGCGCCGTTCCGGCAGAGGCCACGGTCAAGATCCACCTCGAGCCCACGCCGCTCCAGGAGGTCGAGGCATCCCTGGGACGGAACAAGGACGCCTCCTCCTCCGGATCATTGGCCGCCAAGGTGGCTGGCGAGGAAGGTGTCGATGCGAGCAAGAAGAACTCTTCGGCCGCCGCCGAAGTCGAAAAGGTATTCAACCGCATCGAGACGATGGCCACGCGCATCGGCTACCTCATGCAGAAGATCGAGTCCGGGAAGGACGTGACAGGCAACGCCGCGACCGAGCTCGAGCGCCTGCGCAATAGCCTCGAGAAGGTGGCAGAGAAGGGCAAGGACGCCGCGCACAGCCTGGGCGATGCTGGACTGGCAGACAAGGTCGAGCGGGCCGCTGAAGCCGCTGGAGAGGGCCACGGGGGCAAGGCTGGAAAGGCCAGCGTGGGCGACCTCCAGCAGATGATGAACGACCCCGTCGGGGCCCTGAAGAACAAGATGATGCAGAGGTTCGCCGCGCCGATCGCCGAACTCCTTGGATCGAACATCGGAACCCTGTTCTCTGGTGGCGCTGGTGCCGGGATGCTCGCTGGCGGTCTGGCGGCCTCTGCGGGTGCTCTGGCGACCGGGGGCATGATTGGCTGGAAGATGAACACGGGATGGGCTGGCAAGGCCGCTGGCGACGCCCAGGCGGCCCTGCGTGACGACCGGATAAGCAACTCCATCGGGTCGAACTTTGACCTCCGCGGCCTCACGTTCAACGCCAGTCGGTCGGGTGCCAACCTGGACACAAAGGACGGCCAGAGCCTGAACAGCGCAGAGGTGCGCGACGTCCTCCAGGGCATGGGTATCGGTGTCGACAACCTCAAGAACGCAGACGGCGGGCATGAGGTCATCAATACCGCCATGCGAATCAGCCGGAACGCACAGGGTATTGGCGTCGGAACCGACCAACTCGCGTCGATCGTCGGTGCCGCCGTCAAGTCTGGCGCCGTCGCCCAAGACGTGAACAAGATGAACGCCTACCTGTCGGAGATCGCGGGCGCCACGAAAGAGGCCGCCAAGCACGGCGTGACAAGCGCAGAAAAGCTCCAGGTCATCGCCTCCCTGAACCAGAAAACGGTGGCCGAAACGGGCCTCCTCACGTCCTCTGGATCCAGGATGAACATGCAGGCCTCCGCGGCCCTCGAGGCGACAGGTCAGGCTGGCCTGAAGGGCGGCATGGGTGCCACGATGCTTGGGCAGATGGCCGGAAGTGGCGACGACACCTCCAGGGCCCGCGAGATAGGCGAGCTCATGGGCGAGGACGGCGACCTCAAGCCCGAATACAAAAGGATGGTGATGGACGACCCAGCCCTGGCCAAGCTCTACGCAGAGCTGGGGCCCGTGATGGCGGCCAACGCCCTCCTCGACAACGGGAGCCTCCGGGCTGGCGTGAACCAGAGGATGGTCCGGAATATGGTCAAGGGCGGCATGTCGTCGCTCCAGGCCTCGCGCATCGTCGGAGTCAAGACGGGATCGCTGTCGAAGGACGCCCGCACGGCCGCTGGCTTCCTGGACGCCAACGATATTCAGTCCCAGACTCTGACCCCCGAAGGGGATGCGTTCAACAAAGGCAACGTCAACGCTGTCCGGAACTTGGAAAGAAGCGACGCACAATCTCTGGTTTCCTCTGCTCAACAGGGAGAAGAGAACCGAAAGACAGGTATGACGTATGCCGCGGCCGACAGTATCATGCGAACTAATCACGAGGTTTCGGTGGCGATGACAAAGCTCACTAACTGGCTCTCAGAACATGTCAATGTTCGCGGTGGTTGATGATGGGAACCAAAGATTCTTCGACGTCCTTCCCCACGGCGAGTGAGCTCCAGCTTCTTCCTTCGTATGCCCCCATTCACGACGTCTTTGTGGACGTCAAGGACCGCCTAGATAAGGTCATCGAGTCCCAGTCCTTGCAGATCCGCAAAATGGCGCTACTGGTGGGCATGCAAAATGGCGGGTGATGAATCAGTCTCCGTTCTGCGGGGCGACCTCCAGGCACTGCGTTCTCAGATCACCGAGCACCACCAGTCCCAACAGGCCCTCCTCCGCGAACTCGCCGGGATCCTTCACACGGTCTCGTCAGCCTTTGCCGCCTCGAATCAGATCACCGCATCCGAGCGCGAGCACCTTCTGTCGCGCCTCGAAAACATCTACCTCGCGCTGTCCCAGGATCGTCGGGACATCAACGAGAGCCTCCGGCGCCTCGAGCAGAACATCAACGACGTCGACAACAGCGTTCAGAGCCTGCATGACGAGCGCAAGCGTAGCGTCGAGCTCTTCACCGAGCACCATGAGCAGTTCCTCGCAGAGATAGCGCCCCTCAAGCCACAGGTCGAAGAGATGCGCAAGCACCTCCGCGGCCTCCTCCAGAAGAACGAGATCACGGGTGATGACCTTCCAATCAGCGACCGGATATGGAAGGTGCTCATCAAAGCCCTCGTCTCGGCATTCGCCACGGCGACGATCATCCTCTTCCTGACCAAGGTGCTCGTCCCCTGGCTGGTAGGCCTAAAGGGTGTCGACGTCACGCCAGCGGGCCCAGCGGCCCCGGCCCCAGTGAAGCCATCCGCTCCGATTAACCCGTAGCTACTTCTTGATGACCTTGTAGGTGAAGTAGCCGCCCACGACGGCGCTACCGATGCCCACGTAGATCCGCGTGCGCCGGGCCGAGTCACGCTCGTCGGCCGTCGTCTTGAGCTCCACCATGAGCCCGTTGGCCCGCGTGGTTTCCTTGCCGAAGGCGTTCTCGAAGTGGAGGGACGAGGACAGCGCGGCCGCCTTCTGCCTGTCCGCGGCGGCGAGATCGAGCGTGAGATTGTCGACGTCGAGCTTCAGCTTTTCCTTGAGATTCGTCGTGGTTTCCAGGCGACTCTCGAGACCGGGCACTCGAAGCGACTCCTTGCCCCAGGTCCAGACGACGGGTGCGTCACCGTTGGGCAGGCCAAACTGGGCTGTCGACAGTGGCTCCGGGTGGATGCCCATGCCCTTCAGGTCGGTCAGAACCTGGGCGAGCTCCGTGGGGACCGGGCCAACCCCTGGAGGGAAGGGCCTCCGGCCCAGCTCCGCCTCGAGGTCGCCGATCTGGGCCTCGAGATCCTTGCGCTTCGCCTTCAGGTCATCCCGCTCCGCCTGGATGATCGGGAGCTGGGCCCGAGCCTCCTTGCCCAGTGCGGCCTCCTCGAGGGCCTCCTGGTGAGCCTTCTCTGCCGCCGCGAGCCTCTGGATGGTCTGCTTCTCCCGGTAGCACGAGTGGGCACCCAGAGCCCCAAAGAGGACCAGCACGGCACCCAGGACAGGCTTCCAGAATCGTTGGACGAGCTCGAGAGGGATCATGGGGTCTCCTTGGGTGGGTCCGCGACTGTCGACGTGCTGGACGACGTGGTGGTGGACGTGGATGAGCTCGTGTCGCCCACGGGGATCCGGCGTGCCGCGACCTCGAGGCCCTTGCCCAGGGTGTAGGCGCCAGCCGTCGAGTAGACCCAGGCCTCGAAGGCCTCCAGGGTCTCCTTGGTGAACCCCTCCTTCTTGAGGATCGCGTAGCCCACGATGAACCCGGCCGCGGCCGAGACATGGATGAACACGGCCCGCTTCGCCGACACGCGCCCGGTGGCCGCTTCGACAGAGGCGTCCTTCCAGTAGGCCATGTATCGCTGTGGAACCTTGAGCCAGTAGAGGACGAGGGCCGCGGCCCCGCCTCCCAAGAGGGCTAGGGCGGCGTTCGCCGTCGGCATCATGGCCCTACTCCGCGGGGGGGACGCGGTGCGCCCGGTTGACCCAGCCCTTGAGGCTCGAGCCGTGCTTCTCGGGGTCCATCTCTGCGAGGTGGGTGTAGAAGGCGATCCGGGCGTTCATGAAGGCGCCGATGAGGTGGCTCTCGTCGGCCGCGTTCATGGCCGCGATGGTTTTGGGCCCGATGTCACCGTCGACAGTCACGCCGGAGCCGATGGCCGCGAGGGCCTGTTGCATGAGCACGGCCGCCTGGTGGGGCCCTGCGTTCACGCCCATGTCGAAGAGGAGGGTGCCCAGCCTCTGGCTCTCGATCTTGTTGAAGCCCGCTGGGCAGTAGTCGTTCAGGTAGATGTCGGCCGCGACGTCCTGCGTGAGTTCCTCGACCGTCTTGGGGTAGCCCGCCTTGGGGCGCTTCTTCTGGGCGGCATTCAGCGCGTCCTGGGTGATGCCGAAGTTCGTGTGCCCACCCTGGTCGATGGTGAAGCCGCCTTCGTTGACGAAAACGAACTTGAGCGCAGGCTCAATCCTGGCCATGGGGCCCCCTACAAGGTGAAGGTTTCGGGGTAGATGGACCCCCTTCCCTCCAGTATAGGGCGAAGCTCCTCTTCTGTGACCCCGTGCTTTCGCCCGATCATCACGAGCAACTTGCCAGCGGCCATCGACGGCTTCCCCTTGCCCTGGGCCCAGCGCCGGAGCGTGCGTGGCGAGGACGCGAGGGCCTTGGCCAGGGCGTCAGAAGTCCCGAAGGCCTCGACCAGCTTGCCCAGGGGCCCGGCGAAGGCGACAGGGCGGTGCCTTGGACGGGCGCCCGGCGTTGCGTTGTATGGCTTCTTCTTCTTCTTCTTGCGAGTTCGGGTCATGGTGGCCTCAACTGCATCAATCATGAACCTTCTCATGCACTTGTGCAACGACAGGAATTGTCCAATCACGTGTCAGATACTAGGTAAGTCGCTGAAAACGGGCACCGATATTTTTTTTATTTGCCTCTTGACATATCGGCCACTATGACCTAAACTGCTTTTATCAACCTCCGCGACGCTCGAGCCGAACTCAGGTCGATGGAGTGTCAGGCGGTCAAAATGGCCGAAAGTAAGCTCTTGCATTCCGTCCGCGGTTGCCTATGCTAGAGTGGCAATCGTTACCACACCCACACCCCTCACAGGAGCACCCATGGAAACCCCGCAAGTCGTGACTCTGCTTTCGCAGAAGTCCGTCCACCACGCACTCCTCGAGATGATTAACGAGGAGAAGTTCCCAGGCCGTGACCGCTACGTCGGCGGCTCAGAGGTCGGCGGCTGTTCCCGCCAAGTCGCCTGGAAGAAGGTCGACACCTCCCGCACCCTCATCACCGACCCCCACGCCGCGGGCCGCATGCTCGCCGGGCGCGTGATGGAGAACACGGTCGTCCAGCTTGTCCGAAACTCCTTCGACGGCGCCGTGCGTGAGACGGGCCGGGCTCAGGTAGAGCTCTGCCACGAGACCGCTCCGCTCCGATCCCACCCGGACGGCCGCCTCACTTGGTCCGTCGAGTGGAAGGAGGGCATGAAGCTGGCCTACGTCGATGAGAAGGGCAAGGAGCATATGCAGGACACGCCTCCCGAGGGCCCTGGCTCGAAGGAGATCAAGACGGCTTCCGGTGGCATGTATCGGAAGATTATGAAAGAAGGCCTTAGCGACCAGTATGTCGACCAAACCCAGGTCGAGATGGGTCTGAGCGGCACCAAGTGGTGCCTACTCGTGCTGGTAAACCGCGAAAACATCGCACAGTTCTCCAACTTCCTCATCTTCTTCGACAAGGAACGCTACGAGAAATGCGTCACCCGCTCCATCGTCATCATGAAGGCTGTCGACGACATCCTGGACTATGCTGGCGACGCGCTGAAGGGCGATGAGATCGAGGCCGCCCTACTGCCCACCGCCGAGCCTGAGCGCGGCTGGTGCCAGTATTGCGACCACGCCGAGGATTGCCCAGAAGTCGGTGGCAAGCGCATCGAGTTCGACAATAAGGGCACGTTCCCGGATGACGTCGCTGTCGAGTTCGCCGTCTGGGCCGAGGAGTTCCTCGAGATCAAGGACGACGCGGACGCCATGGAGAAGCGCGTCAAGGAACTCAAGGAGAAGATGAAGGACGCCATGATTGAGCACCACGTCGAGGCCGAGGCTGGCGTGTTCATCACCAAGTCCGCGGGCCGCAAGGGCATCGACGGCAAGAAGCTCGAAGCTGATTTTCCAGAGGTCTACGCCGCCGTCAAGACGGCCGGGGCCCCAGTCGTTTTAATCAAGGTCGCCCGCACGTCGGGCAAGTGAAAGGATTACCATGAACCAACTCCGAACGATACCCCGTCAGGAGGTCGCTCTCCCAAACACCTTCGGCGCCATGAGCATGTCTCCAGAGATGCTCATTCAGCGCATGAAGGACATCGACACCGTCCGCGACCGCGTGATGCAAGAGAACGTCCACTACTACACCCTCGATGGAGATTCTGTCGACAAGGCGAAGAAGAAGTGGTCTCTCGGGAAGGCTGGTGCCGAGGTGCTCTGCCTCGCATTTCAGCTCACGTCCAGCATCGAGTCGACAATCAAGGCCGACGACCCAAACGCCTCCTACACCTTCTCCTGGAAGCACAAGGAGTGGTTCGACAAGCCGAACGGCGGCCGAGGATTCGAGTGGAAGGAGGACGAGGTCACGATCAAGGGCTACTACGAGGTCCAGTCGACGTGCGCCATCTTCGATGCCGCAACGGGTATTTGCCTCGCCAGCGCCAGCGGCAACGCGAACAGCCGAGAGGCGGCCTTCCGGAACACGCCCACGGCCGATGCCAGGAACCCCGTGCTCAAGAGGGCTGAGAAGCGCGCTCTCGTGGCTGCGGCCCTGATTGCAACCGCGAGCTCCGCCCTCTTCACCCAGGACGTCGAGGATATGGTTGGAGATGGATTGGGAACCGTGCCACCGAAGGACACGAAGCCGAGCACGAATCCGTCAAGTGCGCAGGGTGCACAGGGCGGGGCACAGCCCACGGGCTGGATGTCAGAGGCCCAGAAGAAGCTCGTGTGGGCCAAGGCTAAGAAGGCTGGCATCCCCGAGGAAGTCACCAAGCACGTCATCGACGGACTGAACGCCATGGACAAGAAGCAGGCCAAGCCCTACCTCGACGCCATCGCCGACGAGAAGCCCGAGGCCGCGAAGGTGTGGGAAGCGGCCACCAAGACGGTCGAGGCCGAGAAGGCCAAGGCCAGCGCCGAGCCGCCCCAGACGCCTACTCCCTCTGACGACATCCCTCTTTGATGACCCTGGGCCCGGCTGGCAGATGCTCGCCGGGCCCACTTCCTTTGGTGAACCATGCGCCCGATGACCTTCGAGGAGCGCAACAGGGAAACCGTGTTCAGGGCCGTCAGTCAAGCAACAGCGAAGCGAAAAGCCAAGGGCATCTCCGCTGTCGACGTCGCCCAGAAAACAGGCCTGTGCCTCCGCACCGTCCAGACCCACCTCCGCCACCTCCGACTGAACTACCGCGTGTCCAACTACCGCGGGATCTGGTCGACACCTCCCACCTTCTGAGGCACTCATGTCATTCCTCCGCGGCAAGTCCACCAGCTACACCCGCATCCCGCTCCCCCACGACCTCACCGTCGCCATGATGAACAAGATCGTCACCGAGCGGGCCTTCACCCATATCCCGGCCGACGAGACCGAGGAGACCGGGTTCAGTTCCTGGCGCAACCTCCTCGACGGGCCCATCGACTCTGGCTTCCTGGAAGGGAATCCCGAGCTCTGGCTCGCAGGCCTCCGCAAGGACGTCAAGAAGGCCCCCAGCGCCCTCGTGCAGGCCGTGACGGCCCAGCGCATGGCTGACCTCCGCCAGACCGTCCCGAGCCCCTCCAAGGCCCAGGAGAAGGAAGTCAAGGACAGCGTCCGGCACGAACTGAACCTGAAGGCCCAGGCCCGGCCCATGCACGCCGCCGTGCTCATCGACGTCCAGCACTCCCTCATGTTCATCGACGGCATCTCCTCCGCTCATGTCTGGGTGTCGAAAGTCATGGGTGTCGACGAGAAGGCTGGGATCTACAAGGAGCCCCGGCTCAACTCCGAGTTCCTAGCGTGGTGCGCGTGGCGTGCCGCGGGCGGTGTCGACACCCCGTGCTCACCGTCGGGGGACATCTCCTTCCGCGAGCCATCCGACTCCGGCGCCAGCTACGACGGCAACCACAACATCAACGACCTCCTCACCTACTGGCTTGGCGAACAGCACGCCACCGTGGCCTCCGTGGGCCTCGTGTGGGCCGTGGAGCACGAGGACGACAGCTTCAACGTCGACCTCACCCTGAGCTGTGGAACGCTCAAGGTCACGGCCTTCGAGTTCCCTGAGTCCATCCGCGACTTCCCTGGATCCCTGGAGGAGAAGCTCGAGCAGAAGATGGGCTTCATCATGGCCTTCGAGGCCCAGCTCGCCAAGGAGTTCATGGCCTTCGCCGCGGCCTCCATCGAGGACACCCTCCCCGAGACGTTCAAGGCCCTCATCGCCAAGCCTGAGCTCGCCCTGTCGGGGAAGAAGTGAAGAAGCGTCTGACATACATGGACACGGGCATCCCGACTGTGCACCAGTGGATCAACGAAAAGACGGGCGCCACGTGGTATGAGATCAACGTCAAGCTCATCCCACCCTCGCTGAACGTGAAGCTACGGAACCACCGATGGGGCAGTGGCCGCGAGCGCGACAAGTGGCTTATGTTGCTCCAGGTCGCGGTCCGCAAGATACCCCCGGCGACAGGCCTCCGGAAGATCACCTTCATCCGGCATGGGCACGGCCTCCTCGACGACGACAACCTCGCCGGGGCATTCAAGACAGTCCGCGACCTCCTCCGCCCGCCCAAGGCGGAGCAGGGCGTCTACGGGCCCAAGACGAAGCGCCCAGGCATCCCCTGGACCAAGAGCCATCCAGGTCTGTCCCTCATCCTGGGGGACGGGCCGGGCGAGGCCCACTTCATCTACCAGCAGGAGCGTGTGGGGACGAAGATCCAGCCCTGGACGACCATCTACATCGAGGACGTTCTGGATGGCCGAAAATAACTTAAAAAAAGGTCTTGACGAAGCGGTCAAGGTGGCCGAAACTACACACCGAGACCTCCCACGGTATCTGTACCGAGTGCACAAAACGATTCAAGGAGCGCAAACCATGAGTGAAGCAACACCCATCGGGGGCGTCATTATCGACGCCGAGGACATTGTAACCTTCCCTGTGAACGGCCTTCCGGACGCCAACAAGCTCCGCCCGCTGTGGACTGTCGACGGCGCCGTCGAGCCCATCGTCGTCGCCATCGAGACCCTCGTGCGGTCGATGGATAAGGCCAACGTCAGGACCAAGAAGGGTCAGGCCCAGATAGCCTCGCTGGCCTACAAGATCGCCCAGGCCAAGTCCAAGCTGGAGAAGTTCGGCAAGGAGCTCGCCGACGAGGCAAAGAGCCTACCCAAGATCATCGACGGCAACCGGAAGCTCTTGAAGGATCGCCTGGAGGCCCTCCAGGATGAAGTCCGCGCTGAACTCACCGCCTACGAAGAGGAGCTCCTCCGGCTGAAGTCCAAGCTCGAGGCCATCAAGACTAACGCGCCATCCTTCATGGACCGCACCGAGGCCCAACTCCAGGATCGCCTGAGCGCCCTGAACGACATGACCATCACGCCCCACGAGTGGGGAGAGCTGGCAGAGGAAGCCATCGCCGCACGGGCCCAGAGCGTGGCCACCATGACCGCTATGCTCGAGGCCCGGCAGAATTACGACGCCGAGCAGGCCGAGCTCGAGCGCCTGCGCCAGGAAGAGGAAGCCCGGAAGCGGGCCGAGCGCGAGGCCGAGATCGCCCGCAAGGCCGCCGAGGAGGCAACCCGCACCGCCGAGCAGAGGGCCCAGGCAGAGTCCGACCGTGCCGCCCGGCTCGTGGCCGAGGCAGACGCGGCCAAGCTGGCCGCACAGCAGGCCCAGGCAGACTCCGAGGCGCGTGCGCGTGCGGCAGAGGCACACGCCGCCCAGCATGCCGAGGAGGCCCGTTTGCGGGGCATCGCCGAAGAGAACGAGCGTCGGCGCCTTGAGCAGGAACGCCTGGACAAAGAGCAGGCCGACCGTGATGCCGACGTCGAGCACCGCCGCGTCATCAACCGCGAGGCCCTCAAGGACATCACCGCGGCCCTGTCGGAGAAGCACTCCCTTTTCCATGACATGGCCAACGACGCCGCGGTCGAGGATGCCGCGGTCCACCTCCTGAAGGCCATCATCACTGGGAAGATCAAGCACGTCCGAATCACCTACTGAGGAGTCGCGATGACTCGCTTTTCAGATGATCTACCTACGACCCTTGGCGCCCGCGCATTCGTGTTCATTGTCGACGCGATCTGCTATGCCTTCCTCCTCTTCATCGCCGCCATACTCCTCGTCTACATCGGGGACAGATACGACGAGAAGGAGGCCCGAAGGAAGGCGGAAGAACGCGGGGCCGCACAGGTTGAAACCGAGAGTCACACCGTGGGCCCGGTCGTCAAGACGAGGCGAACCAATGGCACCCGCTGACCCATCCATCCGGAAGGCACTCCAGGACGCCCTACTACGCGCTCACGTGGAGTGCCTTGCCGACGACCTCCACCGTCGGAACTCCATGCGTCATGACCGAAACCGCTCCGCCGTGAGCTGGCGGGCCAAGTGCTTCCGCTACCAGCACGGCATCGGAGCCACACCCAACCGCCCAGAGCCACCTGTCGACACCCAACCGCGGAACTGGATCCTGGAGCCCCTTCACCGAATGGTGGACTGGGCCCTGGGGCTGAACCTCAAGGAGCTCGTATGAAGTGCACGAAATATGGCTGTCACCTCATCGCCATGGACGGCGACATCTTTTGTGGCAGACACCACGAGGAGCACGAGGATAAGCTCGAGGCCATCCGGGCCCGGAAGGCAGAGCAGGAGCGCCTAAAACAGGAGAAGGCCGCCAAGCCCGCAAACAAGCGCGACAGAGCCTCCTATACTGAAACCAAGGCCGCAGAGCAGGCCCTCATCCGCGAAGCCGTGAAGGCCGCCCTGGAGAGCTCCAGGAGGCGCATGGAGCGCACAGGGAAGGGCCCCATCCCAGTCTCCAGGCCCTGGGAGAAGAGGCCCAAAAAGACACCTTGCAACGCGGACATCGTGACCGTAAACTGAGACCCTGTTCGGGGCCGTGCGGCCCCTGTGAAGATCACCCAAAATCTCCTGGCAGGGGTGGAGCCGATGGAACCAAAGCGCCCGGTTCCTATCCACGGTCCACGCCGCATCCCTGCCAGGGGGGCCAACTGGAGGCCGTATGGCCAGACCCACCCCGCACTGGATCCCCACAACTCTCGAGGTCGACGCCTCCCTTCAGCTCATGCTAGGGCGCAAACACGTGGAGGTCAGGTATTCATCCGATGAACCAGAAGAGCCGCGGAAGTCGGTTATCTTCTTCGCGCCATCGTCAAGCACTGAGGCCCACAACATGGCCCTCGCCTTCCGGAAGGCGGCACGCCGCTTCGAGGAGATCGGACGGGGGATGCTGTGAGTCTCCAGCCCTTGGACTGGTATCGCTGGATCGTGAAGGACTACCGTGCGAGCCGGAAGGTTGGGAGGATGAATACCCTCGAGCGGGGTGTCTACCGCGAGCTCCTGGACGAGTGCTGGATCAAGGGTTCAATCCCAGACAAACTTGACGACATCGCAGAGATCCTCGACGAGAAGCCAGACGTCATCGCCGACGCCTGGGAGCGTGTCCGAAAATGCTTCGACGCGAGCCCTGAAATAGAGGGCCACCTCATCAACCTCAAGCTCGAGGAGCAGAGGACAGAAAAGGATCGCATCCGCATCTCGAAACAGGCCGGGGGGAAGGCGCGTCAGGAGCTACTCCGCGTCGTCCTGCCACCGTTCGGAGAGATGCTAGGAGATGCAAGCACGCCCGAGCAATTACCAGCATCTCCTGAGCAGATGCTAACAGATGCTCAATGCGAAACAGCATATGCTGGGCACGGGGAAGCAAACGCTATTAGAGAAGAGAAGAGAAGAGAAGAGAAAGAGAAAAGCAGTACCCCCCTACCCCCCAAGGGGGGGTCCGGACGCCGTCCCAGGAAGACTTCGGTCGACGCCTTCATGGAGTCCGACATCCCGAGGGAGATCATCGACACCGCCTTGAGGCTCTACTCGAAGTGGGATACGACCGACCCAGACGGCCGTGAGATACGGGCAGACTTCCCGCTCATGGTGACGCGCATGTCCGATATTATCGCCAAGCACGGGCCACAACTCACGATCGAGATTCTCGAGCGGGGGGCCATGGACTATCTGGCCTACAAGGCGAGACGACGGAAGGCTCCACAGTATTACTTCGGCATGCAACCGCCCGAGGGGGCCGACAAACCGCTCTGGAGGAGCTATGCCGAGGCCGCCTACATGAAGCAGAAGATCACCCCGACGCCTCCGGCACCACCCACACAGGAGCCCATGCCGCTCGAGGAGACCTCCAATGGCTGAACGCCTGCCCATCCCTGAAGATCCCAACGCCGAGCGGACCCTCGTGTCCTGCGTCTACTCCGGCTTCCGGATGGCTGACGCAGAGAGCCAGAAGGCCATCCTGGAGCTCGAGGCTGACGCCTTCCATGTCCCACAGGCCCGAGCGATCTGGGCGGCCATGCTGGCCCTCTACAAGGCCAACGACCCGATTGACCCGGCCACAATCCATGGCCAGCTCATGAGCATGAAGCTGGACGGCGTGGTGGGGGGCTACTCCGGGATCATGGAGATCCTGACCCACGACGAGTTCGGGAATGCCGAGCCGCTGGTCCGGCGCCTGAAGGAGCTGAACGAGCGCCGGAAGATGATCCGGCTGGCCATCGAACTCGACATGAAGGCTCGAGACCTTGTGCTTGATCCGGCAGAGGCCCGGTCGCATCACGCCACGGCCCTCCTCGCCCTAGACATCGGCGGGCGGTCCAACCCTCGCCGCTCCGGGCCAGACCTCGCCTACCGTCTGGGGCTCTGTCAGTCCTTCCGGAAGGGCGGGGCCGCGGGCAAGCTCCTCCGCATGCCTATCACCCGATGGGACGACGCCATCGAGTGTGCACCTGGGCACGTGGTGGTGCTGGGGGCCCGGCCCAAGGTGGGCAAGACGGCCTTCGCTGTCGACAGCATGGTCCTCACGGCCAACTGTGGAAACGCGGTAGGGTTCATCTCCCTCGAGATGGACAACGACGAGGTCGAGGCCCGGCTGGCCGCCCGCATGACAGGGATGAACGCCACCAAGTTCGCCAAGGGGGAATGGCACCTCCACGAGGTCCAGCACGCCATGGCCGAAAGGGCTTTGCTCGAGAAGATGCACTGGTGGTGTCACCCGTCCGGCGTGCCATGGGCCCGCATCGAGGCCGAGATTCGCGAGATGGTCCGGCTGAATGGCGTGCGGGCGGTCATCATCGACTACTTCACGCTCATCGGGAAGCCCACGGGCGCCAAGGGAGCCACCGATGCCACCCTCTGGGGCGCCCTGAGCATGAGCATCAAGCGCCTCGCCCAGGAACTGGGGATCTGCATTCTCCTCCTCGCCCAGCTCAACCGCGGCGGTGCCGAGGGGGAGCCGCACAGCTCCGACCTCCGGGAGACGGGCCAGCTCGAGCAGGACGCGAACGCCATCATCCTCCTCTGGAAGGAGAAGGTCGACGGGCCTGTGTGGGGCAAGGTCGGGGAGAACCGATCGGGCCCGGCCGTCGGGAAGCGCGAGCTCGAGTTCGACGGGGGCACGTGCATTTTCAAGCCTGGATCCAAGGAGACGTCGCCCGCTGGGGGCACCACGCCCTCTGGGTGGGGAGGGAGCCAGTCATGAGCCTACCAATCACCATCCAGATCGACCCGAAGGCACCTCCGGGGCAGATTCTCGTCCAGCAGGACGGGAAGGAGATCGCCCGGTTCGTGAACGTCGGGGGCAACCAGGGGCGGGGAGAAGGCATCCTGGACCGCCTGGATCACCTGAGCCAGTTCGGGAGCGTCACGGCCAAGGCCTGCAAGGATGCCGCAAAGGAGATCCGTCTCCTCGAGTCCGAGCTCCACGAGGCCAACGTCGACAGGATGGAAGCCCAGGCCGAAACCAAAAGAGTCACCGAGCGGGACGCCGCCCTTGTGAACACCGTCGACACCCTGGACGCCGAGCGCCTGTTCCTGGGCTCCAAGGTCGCCGATCTGGAGGCCGAGATGGAGCGGTGGAAGTCCGTCGCCTGGAGGGGGTGTAAGCAGATGACGGCCGCGGGGCTGGAGGAGTTCCTCAAGACCGCGGTGTCGACCTCCGAGCTCATCCGTCTGCGGTGCCAACTGGAGAACGAGTGGAAGGCCGTCAGTCATATTCGACGCATGGAGGAGTCCCCGCTCATCGAGAAGATCCGGGTGATGGAGGAGGAGGTCGACAGGCTCCGTAAGGCCCTCGCGCCCTACGCGGGCAACCCGAGCTACGCCCAGATGCTCGAGGAGACGGGGCAGATGATCGCCCAGAGGGACGCCAAGATCGAGGAGCTCGAGGACAGGCTCCGCCGCGCAAGGGGGAATGACTGATGGCCGAAATCAAACCCAAGCGATTCTGTGGACGGACCTTCATGGTCCACCCGATTGAGGACAAAGTGTGGCCGAAGGGAGCCTTCGAGCTCTGTTGGGAGAATGTCGCCCAGTGCCCCACGTGCCGCGGGAAGGACCAGGAAGCCTTCGCCGACGCCATGCTCGAGGTGGTCAGGGAGCACGTGCACTGCGACAAGAATGGCTCCTGCGACTGGGATGAGGACATGCTCTGCGTCCTCCGTGAGTGGGGTGTGGAGCCCAGGGAGGGGGAGTATGGACGCTGAACGCGCCAAGGAGATCCTGGGGGACGGCATCGACCTCAAGGGGCTCGTCCGAGAGGATGGGCGCCTTGAGTTCATGGAGTGGTATAAGAGGGGCACCTACATCCGCATCGACGGAGACTTCAGCTACGACGAACTGGAGGCCATCGCCTGGGCCATGCGCCAGGGAAGTGCAAAGCCCGTTGACGATCGGCTGTCGACAGTGCAAACTTCGGGGCATGACGAGACCATCCGAAGCTCTCCCGAGAACGACGAAACTGGGAAGCCGTGAAGGGTCCAAGGGACGAAGGAAGCTCCTCGACATCGTGGAGGCCCTCCGGCCCTTCGGGCTCGAGGCGTCACCAGCCCAGGTAGCCGAGGCCATCCGGCCCCTGTGTGATGGGAGGTGGGCCTTCCGCCTCGCCTCGAGTGTCCTCGACACCATCATCCGGGAACACCGCCACCAACTCCTCATCAATCGCGTCGCCGCGGATGGGTTCAAGCAGAACGGCTACGAGACCCGATATTCGGACATCTACCCCGTCTACCTGGAGGAGTGCCAGAAGCACGGGTTCGTCCCCCTGAGTCCCAAGACCTTCCGCAACCGGGCCCTCCGACGCCGGACACCCTGGGAGCACCGCCCTCGCATGACCGCCACTGGGAACGAAAATGCCATCCCCACGACGTAGGCTCGACAAGCCTGTCACCCGACCCGCTCGCAAGGCCAAAGCCGATAAGGCACGCCTTGAAGAGAAAAGTATCGGTCACGCTGTCCGAAAACCCGCGAAACTCAAGGCAGTTCCGGCCAAAAAGGCGCCCAAAAAGATTATACCGTGGGATCTGATAAGCACGCGCTATATCCAGGGCTACGAACGCCATATAGAAACGACGCCCGACCTCGTCCGCTATTATCCGACGCTCCAAGAGCTCGCATATGAGTTTAAGGTGCATAACAGCACTATAAATGAGAAGTGCTCGAGGGAGGACTGGGTCGCCAAGAAGGACGAGTGGCAGGTTCAGCTCCGGAAGAAGAAGGACGAGGCCGCGCTGGCCGCCATCCATGAGAGCGAGCTCCGCTTGCGCCGGAAGGCCCTCAGAGCCGCGGAACGCATCATCGACAGGGTAGCGGGCAAGGAAGAGGAGGAAGGCCAGGAAAGCGCCTCCAAAGGCCTTGTGGACGCCTGCGACCCGAGTGATCTGGCATCCCTCGCCGGGGCCCTCCGACGTGGCCAGGAGGTGGCCAACGTGGCCATCGGGATCCCGAAGGATGGAGTGAAGGCACCCACGACCGACATGCCGGGCGCTGGGCAAGAAGGCAACCCCACAGGCCAGACGACCGTTTGGGCCAAGATGCGGGCCGCCCGACAGGAGATCCTTGTCGGCGTCCGCGTCGTCAACGAACAGGAGCGCAAGTGACCGACCAGACCCCCCAGCTCGCCGCAGATCCGGAACAGCTCGTGGCCGAAACCAGAATCATTCGGCACGACGACACCGAGGCCAGCCTGCCTCACCAAGTGGAGCTCCCTGAGTCGACAGGTATCATCCTGCCGGACCCGATCGGGTTCGAGGTGTCCCTGCCGAAGTGGGTTCCGATGGACGAGCCCAGCATGATCGCCCTCCACTGGTGGGCCAGCCTCCTCACGCACCTTCACACCATGGGGCGCGTGTTCCGCACCGAACAGAGTGGGGAGGCTGTCCGGGCCGCTTATCAGCTCGATAAGGCCACCCGCTATGCCGGGCAGATGGTCCGGCGCATGTTCGGCGAAGTGGTCCACGGGGCCATCCAGGCCGCGGCCGCCAAAGCCGCCGAGGAAGCTGTCGACATGGAGCGGGGGGTGGGCGACCACACCGAGCTCGGATGCTGGACCATGATCCTCCAGACGTCGTTCGGCATCGCCACCGTGCACGCCGCGGGCCAGGGCATCAAGAGCCAGGAGTGCCAGGACGCCCTCGAGGTCTACGAGTGGGCCCGGACGTCCTTCGAGTCCCGCATGGCCGCGCCAGGCGCATCCATCGTCATCGTGCGCGTCTGCACGGGCACCAACAGTGGGACGGTCGAGGAGAAGATGGAGCAGTGGCGCAACGCCATCCAGCACGCCGCGGAAGGTATGCCCGAGGGAAGCATTCCTGGGCTCGAGGAGGCCATCGCCGTCTCCGAGGAGGGACTACCCACCCACCTCACCATGCAGGGCCCGGATGGCCAGCTTACCCAGGTTCCACTCCGCCTCATCCCCAACCCCAACCAGCCGCATCCAATGCACCAGGACATCGATAAACCCCTGTCTGAACTTGCAGGCGGTCAGGAAAGTTCCGGCGAAATACGGCCCGAAGGCGAGCAGACTTAGAGCACCACGGAAGGGGGAGCCATGCCCGAGCCCAGCGATCCGAAAGCCATCCCTGAAATCATGTCCGTCGTTATCCAGATGAACGAGGCAGACGCAAGGCGGTTTGTCGACCTCTGGGAGAAGGCCAACTCGTGCGCCGTGACGTGCCAGCTTGTCCAGGTGGACGCATGCTCGCTGAATGAGTATCAACAGCGCATCTTCTCCGCCTTCACCCGGCACTGCCCGGACAAGGTCTACACGGGCAACGCCATCGACGTCGACACCCTCATGGCGACCATTGAAGCCCGCGTGCCACGTGAGGATTCGGTGGCCGCCTCCGTCGAGATTGCCGCAGAGGCATGGTTCAAGTGCTATGGGAATCCCGAAGGGGGCCCGCGGACACGCTGGCACGTCACCCGTGACTACCGCGAGGAGGACAGGCTCTGGGACACCCTCGCACGGTCCCCGAAGTTCCTCGAGCGGGCTGAACATATCATGGCCCTCCGGCATGACCTGAAGGTGGCCGCCAATCGCGCCTCCCTGTCCAGCTCACAGGGGAAGCGCATCGACGTCCTCATGGAGCATGCCAAGCAGGAGGAGCTCTGCATCAAGGGCATCGAGGGGCATGACGAGGACACCAAGGTATGACGGTAATCGCAAGCCAGCGGCAAAAGAAGGAACAGGCCAAGCACCGCCAGTCGACAGCCGAGCTCATCCAGCGAGAGCAACAGGCACGCCTGGATGCCGAGCGAGCCGCGGCCGCCATTGTCGCCAAGTATGAGACGGACGACGCGCTGGTGGAGGCCTGTGGCAAGCTCCTCGAGGTGTTCAGCGCCTCGTGCCTGAAGATCCGCACCAAGCAGGGCGGGCCGCTCTGGCCGTTCGTCATGAACTGGATCCAGTCCGACTACCTGAAGGGCCTGCGCGACCTGTTCACCGGGGGCAAGGGCGACTTCTTCCGTGGCATCCGAGACCTCATCGTCAAGCCTCGACAGCTTGGGTTCAGCACCTTCATCGCCGCCCTGTTCTTCATGGATGGGCTACTGGAGCCGGGCCGCATCTCCGTCATCGTCACCCACGATGACAAAATATCCAAGGAGCTCCTCCGCACCTATAAGCTCTTCTACGACGAACTCCCGGACGAACTCAAGAAGGGCACGCGCCTCCGCACCGCCGCGGCCAACGTCTACGAGATCGAGTTCGACGGCGTCCCCGAGGTCTCACGCTTTGAGATCCGCACCGAGAAGGGCACCGAGTGGCGTGGCGGCGTCATCCACAACCTCCACGCCTCAGAAGCCGCCTTCTACGAGCACTGGGCCGACTTCATGGCCAGCTACGTGCAGGCCGTCCCCGCATCCGGGAACATCATCTTCGAGACCACGTGCAACGGCCGAAACTCCTTCTATGAGGAGGTGGTCCTGGCCATGGACGGGGCCAACGGCTATCGCGTCATCTTCTACGAGTGGTTCAGGCACCCGGAATACAAGCGCCCATGGCACAAGGACGAGCAGGAGCCGCTGACCAAGGAGGAGAAGGCACTCGTGGACGCGCACGGGCTCACGCTCGAGCAGATCGCATGGCGCCGATGGAAGATTACCGAGGTCAAGGACAAGTTCCAGCAGGAGTATCCCGAGACCCTCCTGGGAGCCTTCCTTGCGACGGGCCGCCCATTCTTCGACCCTGCGACTGTCGACAAGGGGCACGAGCGAGCCAAGGCCGCGGTGGCCGCCTGGGAGGACGGGAGCCGAGAGAAGCCGCGTCACCCGCGGGCCTATGTCACCGTCTACGAGGATCCGATTCCAGGCGAGCTCTACATCCTGTCCTGCGACGTGGCCGAGGGAATCGACAAGGGTTCGGGCGACGGGGAGAAGGGGGGGGCCGACTTCAACTCCGCCGCCATGCTGAAGGTCTCCGACCTGAGTGTCGTCGCCGACATCCATGGCCGCATGCCTGTCGTCGAGTTCGCCGAGATCCTGAACCGCCTGGGGCGCCTCTATCAGGCCGTGCTGGCACCCGAGCGGAACAACCACGGGCACACCGTTGTAGCCGCCCTCCAGCGGGCCGAATACCCCGAGCTCTACCACCACGCCGAATACAACGAGGACGGGAAGCGATACCTCAAGGCTGGCTGGCCCACAAACGTCGTCACCCGGCCACAGATGCTGGATGCCCTGGACACGGTAATCCGCCGCGGGGCCCTGCGCTACGACAACCCGGCATTTTGGAGAGAGGCTGACCGCTTCGTCCGCAACGAAAAGACGGGAAAGCCTGAAGCCATGGCGAGCTGGCACGACGACCGCATCATCGCCATCGCCATCGCGGTCTACCTCGCCACCCTGGGCCGCACCGCCTGGGGCCTTGAGGCCAATGGCGACCGAGACGTGAGTGGCTTCCCACGCACGCCGGACAGCTACGGCAAGCCGTCGACACCCCCCTTGAATGGGCGCACGGCCGAAATAATCGCGGGCGGGCGACGCAAAGCCGCGGCCGCGGGCCTGCCT